TTTAGAGGTATGGAGGTGATATATCAACTTGGTCTTAATCCTAAATCAGCAGATGCGTTACGGATACAAGAGAAGTATCGATCACTAGCTCTGACTTATGAAAACCAGTGGAGTTTAAAACACGAGCATGACTCAGAAACAGATAATATTAATACTAACGTAGAGGCACTTGGGTCATCTACCACTTACGAAGAGAAGAATGTTGCATTTAAAAGCATTTTCGTTTCTCTTTCTGCATTACCTGAGCAGAATAGAAGTGGTGTTTGGTCTCAGGTATTTGGTAAGAATAAGATAAGTGAGTTTGAAAGTAAAGCCACAGAGTTATTACAGACTCCTAAATATGCTAGTAACTGGGAACTATTTAAAGAAGAGGTATTAGGTAAGACACTTGAGAATCCGCTTGGATATGTTATTGTAGGTGCAAAGGGGGACTTAACTAAAAAACATAATCGTCTTTTAGGTAAGCATCCTGACTTAGAATCTAGATTACTTCTTGAATTTGAAAAGGCTAATAGAGATTATACTAAAGCTCAACAAGCAAAAAAAGAATCAAAAGATTTAAACGACGCTACTCCTTTTATTACTGCTGTTGATAATGGTGATTATGACGGAAGGCCAAAGGATCTATTGAAAGATTATTGGAAATTTAGGCACAACCCAGTAGTTAATAAAAAATTAGGAAATAGGCTACATTTTTCAGATGAGTCAATAAATAAAGGTCTATATAAGAGTCAGATATTCAACGACATGCGTTCTGGAATTACAAGGACTATTGTAGAATCGTGGATGACTGGACCAGAAAGAGATCAAGATATCACATGGGCTCATGATAACTTTTATGAACTAGCAGATATATTAAATGTAGAGGTTAATAAGTTAGATGATGAATTACTTACAACAGGTAAGGAGAAACTCACATCTCTTCTGAATGATAACCCCCTAAGTACTAGCCGACATGAATCTGCCGGTCCGATAGAGAGAGATATGGCTGCATTTCTGCTTACTTACTTTGTAAATAATAGAGGACGCTTTGAGGAAGGGACAAAGGGAGCTCGAGCTGCTTGGGACACAGCACAAGCTCAACTTAATTTTATGTTAGGACTTGATGAGAAGAACGTGCCTGTAAAAGCAGATCCGGACACTGGCATTAGAGGTCACGGCGAGTTTAGGCACAGAGAAGGTTCTACTGGAGAGAGTCGAACAGTATTTTTAAACAACGTAGGGACAGTTTATAACGGTACATCGGCAGGAGAAATAAGAAGTGTAATTGATGGTGACACTGAGGATGCAAAAGGTAAACAAGCAAGACTTAATTATCTTATTAATGCTGTTGGTGTTGACGCTAAAGATCATTTTACTGATTCATTCCTTTTAGAAACTAAGGACACAAAAGGTCATCCAGCTAACCATCCTATACTACAACAGATTTACCCACATTTAAACAAGTTTGGGATCAGTAGAAAGGAGTTTTTAGGAGAAGTCGTTAAGGTAAGATTTCCAGACAGTAAAGATCAGAAAGATAAGTTTGTCGAAACAATCGGTAGTGATTGGTGTGATGAACATTTCAAGCCTGCTCAAAATATAAAAAATCCAAATGACAAAATTATGGCAGTGTGTATGGATAGAGTCTCTAAACAGACTAATATACCTAAATCATTTTTAGCTCTCTATGCAAGTGCAGACCCAAAAGTAAAAGAGTATTTACTAGAAAAAAGAGATAAATTCCAACCGGGGGTAACAGATGGAGGAGAATGAATTAGATATAAGGGAAACATTTTACCCAGAAGGAGTACAACAAGAAGAAGTACCTACAACTGAAACACCTTCCGTAGATGCTGCTCCTGTATTTCCTTCACCTTTTCAAGCGAAGTATGGTAATAGCTCAGTAGACTTATCTATTAAAGATAATAATGATAAGATGCTACAAGAGTATGATGCTTATTGGAATGAAAAAGATGAAGATAAAAGAAATCAATTAGGTGAAGAGTTTCACCAAAAGTACTACGGCATGTCCTTAGAAGAAGCTAAGGAAGCTAAACGTCAAAATATGGGTAGCATGTATGGATCATCTAATCCACTTGAAGTCTTAAATAATACATTTCAAGGCATGGCTACACCCGGAATGGGACTTGCAGATTTCTTTTTAGATGCAGCTGGTACATTAATTCCCGGAATGGATAGGGTAGATGATGCTTGGGATGAAGCTACAAAGTTTGATAACCAATATTATCAGGGTATACGTCGTATCTCTTCGATTGTATTACCTTCAATGTTGTTTAGTAATGTAGCTGCTTCAAAGATAAATCAAGTAATGCCACACGCTAGTAGGTTTACTTTACCTTGGTGGAAAAAACTAACTGCTAGCATGGCAGTACATGGTTTAGGAGATGCAGGCATATTAGGTCTAAGCGATGTCGGAGAGGATGACTCACTTACTACAACTATAAGTGAAATGTTCCCCGAAACTTTTGGACCTAAAGGTAGAATACCATTACCTGACTTATTTAGAACAACAGATAGTGACAGCCCCGGTGTACGAAAAGTTAAGAATATGCTGGAATCTGCACCCTTTAGTATTTTTGGAAGTATTGCCGGTATCTATTTAGATAACAACACCATGGGCGGTGCTAAGAGAGCTATGCAATGGTTTGAGCCTCTTGACGATAATGCTGTTCAATATAAAAGATTACAAGAACAGATAGGAGCCGAGACTGCAGATTTAATACGTTTACAAGAAATAGATCAATTACTATCTATGGGCGGTGATAATCTTAGTAAGCAAATGCAAGACATTCTTATTAATGAGAAACTACGAATTGAAGAAGCTTTAGGTGGTGTTAAAAGTGTAGATGATGCTATGAAACAGTTAGGTATCATTGAAGATGTTGAAACATCATCAGCTATTGATAGAAAATTAGAAAGTTTTGAACAGTTAGAATTAGACTTAAATGCATCTGGATTAGATCCTGATATAAATAAAGATTTATTATCTGATGCAGCTACTGCAAAACAAACTACTCCTCAAGGAAATATAGCTCGTAATATGGCTGATACTACAGCTATTAAAAACGGTACTTCATCTGGAGACCCTGCGCCAATCATTACAGACTCCATGAGAAAGAAAGGTCTTATGGTAGGACCAACTTCTCGCGATGCTGTTGTAGGTGTCGGAGAAGCTGCCAGAATAGCTGGTAGATTTGATGCTGTTGTAGATGGTGTGAGAGTTAGTTCAAAAGAAATGAACGCAGCTGCATGGGGTATCTATCAAGATATCATTAACCCAGAATCTACACTAGACGATGTTAAAAAACTATTCCTTGAGAATAGAGATGTGAAGAACTTACTTATGGGTAAGTTTCAGATTGAAGTTATTAACGAAGATCAAGCAAGAGCAGCAGCGTTTGCGATGCGTGACCTTGTTGATAAATTCTTAGGTAGAGAAGTTACAGAATCCTCTGCTAGAGTTATGGATACTTTAGGTAGAGAAGCTGCAACTATCTCACAAGCTGTTACTGATATGGCTCCGTTTATAGACGATAACCGTGCAATGGATATCGTACTTGATAAACTACTATTCTTAATGGATGAGTATGCACTTAACAAGTATTTATCCGGTTGGTCATTACGTAACAAAAACTGGTTTGATCAGATACCGCCTCAAACTGCAGATGAAGGTATTGAAACATTACTGTCAGAATTTCAGATTGCTGAAAATAGTATACATGCTAAAAACTTAAAGTTTACTAAGGAACTTAAGCGTTTAGCGAAAGAAAATCCAGCAGCTATAAGACCATTGGTTGACGCTTTTGGACATACAAATGGTGATGTAGATAGTTTAGCTAAATTGTTTAAATGGGCAGAACAGCAAGTAACTCCTACTGGATTACTTAAAAGTCCTGATCCTAAAAACATGAACCTATTTGCTAAGGCTGCATGGGGTGTACGATACAATAATATGTTGTCTGGTATATCTGCATTCAGAGCTGCATTAGGTAACACCGCACAGCTTGTACTTAGACCGATGACTGCATTACTAGGTCACGGTATTACTGGTAATATTGATGGTATAAAACGTACTATATACTATAATACTGCTGTATTTGAAACAAACAGAAGGGCTCTTATTGATGGCTTCCAAATGTTGAAGAAGACTCATAAAGATCCTACTGCTATGATGAGAAACTTCCGTAAGGACTTTGTCTTTAAGACAGATACTACATGGGATATTCTGGATGACGTAGCTAAACTTTGGGAAGCTCAAGGTGAGTGGGGTAAAGCTTATCAGTATAAAACAGCTTCAACATTAAAGCAAATGGCTGGTATGAGTGGATTACGTTATGGTATGACCGCTATGGTATTTCCTGACGTATTTACTAATACACACATCGCACATTACATGTCCCGTGTTAAAGCTTACGAAGATGTATTTGCTGAATTTGGTAGTACCTATGGTAGGACAGCTCAGAAAGCTTTAGCAGAAGCAGAATCACGACACTATAAGTCATTCTTTAATGCAGATGGTTTAATTAAGGATGACGTTGTTAATGCAATTAAAGGTGAGATACAGCTTAACTTAGATGATGGTTTATCTACATGGTTAAATGATGCTACAACAGCTTATCCAGTATTGAAAGAAGTTATGGCGTTTCCACGTACAGCTTCTAACTCTATGAAAGCTGCATCATCATGGACACCTATAACTTTAATTCCCGGACTTAATAAATATAGTAAAACTATTTATGCTAGAAGTCAAGAAGATATCGCTGCAGCTTTATTAGAACATGGTATTAATGTAGCTAAGGAACCACATGCCAAAGTCATCTTTGAAAACTTAAGAGCTGAATATATTGGTAGATTAGCCTTTGCTGGCCTACTAACAACAACACTATTTCAGTATGCTATGGCTGGTAATATCCGTGGTAATGGACATTACAATCAATCTCGTAGAAACAAAGAAAGAGATGAAATGGGCTATGAACCAAAAACTATCAATATAGGTGGTAGATGGGTTAGCTTTAAAGGTATTGTAGGTATAGATCAGATACTTACTCTTATTGGTGATATGGCGTATTACGCTGGTGATGCTGATGAGCATATACTTGAAAACTACATGGGAAAACTTACATGGACTATAGGTGCTACATTCTTAAATGAGTCTCCTTTAGCTGGTGTAGAACCATTGTTTGATGCTTTAAACGGTAACGTACGTGCATTCAGAAGACTCGTAGCTCAAAGTGCTAGATCATGGATACCTCAAAGTGGAAGTTTAGGAGTTGTAGCTAGTGCTATTGACTCTGCTCAGAAAGATATAGGAGACGACTGGATTGACTATATTAAGAATAGCTTACCCGGATTTAAAAATACTCTTCCTAATCAAATAGATATATGGACAGGTGATCCTTTAAATGATATTAACAACCCTTGGTTAAGAGTACTTAATGCTATCAGTCCTGTGAAGGTAAGCGAAGGAGAAGAGCCTTGGAGACGCTACTTACGTGATATAGGCTATAATGGCCTCAGCATGCTAAGTATGGACTCTACAGGGTCATATGAGTGGGAACCAGCAGAAAGAGAAGCTATCAACAAACTCATAGGTGAACAAAAGTTATATAAAGAGATCGAGCGTATTATGAAAGTTAAACGCTATAATGATGAAATAAAATCATTAAAAGATCATAGAAAGAATAATGCGGAATTAAATAAAGATAGAATTAAATTAAAAACAAATCTCTTACCTGTACATCAGGAAATTAATATGTTACTTCGCAATGCTTTAAAACTTGCAGAATCTCAATATTTAGCAGAACATCCTAATGTACAACAATCTATTATAAATGCTATTAAAGCAAAAGCAGCAATGAAAACTGGTGATGTGCAAGGCGCTGCTGAAATACAAAAAAGAGATTTACAAACAAAACAACTTATAGAATACGGTAACTAACACATGGCTGTTACACAAAACGTTTTTACAGGTAATGGCTCCACCACCAATTACTCATTTACATTTCCATATCTTAAGACATCTGACGTAAAAGCAAGCGTCGATGGGGTTGCTACAACGGCATTTACACTTGCCAATGCTACAACCGTACAATTTAATACACCTCCAGCGAACAACGCTGCCATTTTAATATTTAGAGAAACGGGTATTGATGATTTAACAGCTACATTCTTTGCTGGTTCTGCAATCAAGTCAGAAGATCTGAATGATAACTTTACGCAGAACCTTTTCGTTACACAAGAGGTAAACAATCGTTTCCTAAGTATCCTTGGCGGTAACGCTATGGAACAGGACTTACTATTAGGTAAGAGTGTTGACATCGTAATGGAGGGCGAAACAGGTAATGATAATAATAAACTTACTATAAAAGGTGGTGATCCTACAACTAATAGGACTATCACCTTTCCTGACGTTACTGGTACTGTCGTAACAACAGGAGACACAGGCACTGTGACGTCTACCATGATAACTGATGGTACGATTGTCGATGGTGACATAGCAAACACTACCATCACAGGTGGTAAATTAGTTAATGATACAATTACTGCTGCTCAAATAGCAACTAATGCTGTGACAGTTAATGAGCTAGCAGACAACGCTGTGGACAGAGCTGCTATTGTTAATGACGCAGTAGACGGAACTAAAATAGCTGACGACAGCGTAGACTCTGAGCATATAGTAGCAGATTCTTTAGACACAGAGCATTATGCACCGGGGTCTGTAGACAATACAGCTCTAGGATCAGATGCAGTAAATGGTGACAAGATAGCTGATGACACTATTAACTCTGAGCATTATGTTGATGGAAGTATTGATACAGCTCATATTGCAAACGGTGCTGTAACTGATACTCAAATAGCTACTGGTACGTTAGATAACAGATACTACACAGAATCTGAACTAGATGGAGGTCAGCTAGATAACAGATATTTTACAGAAACAGAGCTTACAGGGGGAGCATTAGATGGTAGGTACTACACGGAGACAGAAGCAGAAGCTAAATTCCTTAGACAAGACTCTAGCGAAACTATTGCTAGTGGAGTTGCTTGGTCTAACTCTGATGCATTCGTGGCTACTACAGCTGCTATCAATGCCCGTATTATTGACCTTATCGATGATGTCGGTGGTTTTACTGCTATTGCTAACGAAACTTCTTTCCCAGATACTAACCCGCAAGGAACCAGCGGCCAAGCAGCTATTTTAAGTGTTGCTACTATAGGCACAGCTCGTACTCCTAGTGGTACAACTGTTACTATTGCTAATGGTAATGCTTCTAGCAACGCTACAATTACAATTACTGGCGTACCAAGTACACTACCAGCAGGCTTCGGTGTATTAGTAGAGTCTACAAGTACATTACATACATATACATTCCATAGACTTGTACCGAAAGCAACAGAAGTTACTACAGTAGCAGCTAACGCAACAGCAATAGCAGCAGCTGGAAACAACGTAACAGATATAAATAACTTTGTTGACTTATATCAGATAAGTGCTAACCAACCTTCACAAAGAGCTGATGGTACTTCCCTAACTGAGGGAGACCTATGGTATGATAGTAGTAATGACAACATACGTGTGTATGATGGTAGCGCTTTTGCAGCTGTTACCCCTACACAACAAGTATTAAATGATATAGCTATCGTCTCAGGTGCTGTAACATATCAAGAAGATTTAGGTCTAATTACTGACGCAGTTACTACGGGTAGCTCTAATGGCTCACTAGATATAGTAGCAGATGCGATAGAAGATGAAGTAACTTTAGCTATTACAGTTGAAGATCATAGTGGTAACAAGTATATCATAGATGGTGATAGTTCAAATCCGGCAAAAGCTCTTACCTTGTACAAAGGTTGGACATATACATTTGATCAAAGCCATTCTAGCAACCTTAACCATCGTATAGGATTTAAGACAGACTCAGGTAGTTACACAACTAATGTGGAGACATCTACAGCAGGGCCGGGTAATGCTGGTTCATATGTTAAAATTACAATACCAGAGTCACAACCTACAGGATTTAGATATTACTGTACTGTACATGGTAATGCTATGGGTAACACCATAACTGTTAAAGATGATCCATTAAAAACAGTAGCTGATAATATAAGTAGTGTAGCTGCAGTAGCAAATAATAACAGTAATATTAATGCTGTTCATAGTAATGCATCTAATATTAACTCAGCTGTATCTAACGCATCTAACATTAATAGCGCGGTCAGCAATGCTAGCAACATTAACAGTGTAGTCAGCAATGCTTCCAATATAAATACAGTTGCTGGTGATATATCTAATGTTAACTCAGTAGGTAACAACATATCTAATGTTAATAGTGTTCATAGTAATGCATCTAACATAAACAGTGCAGTATCTAACGCTAGTAACATAAACACTGTTGTTGGATCGATATCTAATGTTAATACAGTAGCTACAAATATCTCTAACGTTAATGACTTTTCTGATAAGTACCGAGTAGCAAGTTCAGCACCAACAAGTAATAATGATGCTGGTGACCTTTACTTCGATACTTCATCTAACGAACTTAGAGTTTATAATGGCAGTGCATGGCAAGGTGGTGTTACAGCTACAGGTAACTTGGCTGGTACAGGTGCTAACACATTTAGTGGTGATCAAACAGTTAATGCAAACATCGTTGTCACAGGAACAGTTGATGGTGTAGACATAGCTGCATTTAAAACTTCATTTGATAATCTTAGCACAGATATAGTGAATGACACTACTCCACAACTAGGTGGTGCATTAGATGGTCAGAACAACAACTTAAATAATATAGGTACTATAGATGGTACAAACTTACAACTAGACTTCGGAACAATTTAATGGCAAAATTATTACAATTAAGAAGAGGAAATACCTCTGCACATGGAACCTTTACCGGAGCCGTAGGTGAAGTTACTATCGACACAGAAAAGGATGTACCTGTAGTACATGACGGCTCAACACAAGGCGGACATCCAGTAGCAGCAGAAGATATGTCTAACGTTTCTTCTGCTTCTATTGTAAGTAGAATAGGTAACTCACATTTAGCTGGTGTTAAAGTCCAACCTAATTTTGGATCTCAAAATGTAGAAACAACAGGAACTTTAAGTAGTGGTGATATAACTATATCTGACAACTCGCCAAAATTAACTTTTACTGATGGAGATCAAGATCCTGATTATGAAATATTAGTTGATGGTGGAGCTTTTGCTATACGAAGTGGTGGAAGCAACAGAATACGAGTTAAAAGTGACAACGATGTGGATATAACTGGCAACCTAGACGTTGGTGCTGGTGTTGACGTAACAGGCGATAGTGAATTTATAGGTGATGTAAAATTTGATGGTGCAACTGCTGGAAGAGATATTCTTTTTGACAGATCATTAGATAAACTTCACTTTTCTGATAATGCCGTTGCTGCTTTTGGTGACGGTTCAGATGTACAAATTTATCATAACGGAACTGCTGGATACATAGATTCAGCAGGCAACGATACTTTATTTATTCGTAACGGAACTACTGGTGGAAAAATAAAAATTCAAGGTAACAGTGGCGAAGAAAGTATTATTGCAAATCACGATGGGTCAGTAGAGCTATATTACGACGACGATAAAAAGCTTGAGACAGATACAAGTGGATCAGTAATTACAGGTAGATTAGCTTTTAATAATACTGGTTCAAGTATTCAACTTGCGGACGATCAAAAAGTAGCCTTCGGAGCTGGTCAAGACCTACAAATTTATCACGATGGGACAGATAACTTATTGGCTGCAAGTAATGGTTCTATAAAACTTTCTGCGGCTGGATACTACATTAATAATGCAGATAATTCTCACAATTTTATACGTTGTGAAAACGTATCAAGTAATAATTTAGTTTCATTACATTTTAACAACAGTAAAAAGTTTGAGACTACAAATACAGGCGTCTCTGTAACAGGTGCTTTAGTAGCATCTGGTGACGTAACCGCATTCTCTGACCAAACACTTAAGAAAGATATAACTACAATTAATGATGCTTTAGGTCTTTGCGGTAAGTTAAGAGGTGTTTCTTATAAATGGATAAAAGATGACAAACCAAGTATTGGTGTTATCGCACAAGAAATAGAAGCACATATTCCAGAGATTGTTTCTACTACACAACTAGACGGTAAAGATGTAAAGTCTGTAGATTACGGAAAAATAGTTGGTGTTCTTATAAATGCTGTTAATGAATTAAAAGCAGAATTAGATGAATATAAAGCAACTTTTGAAACAATAAAAATGCAAGATCTTGGAGCTATGGACGGAGATGTGGTTCTACAGAAGATACTTGTTCTTAAGAAGGAAAGCTAATGGCTATTAAAAGTTCAGGTTCACCACTAGCAATTACAGAAATTGTAGATGAGTTTGGGGGTACAGCCCCTCACTCTTTATCGGAATACTACAGAGATGGTGGCAGTGTTCCGGGAAATAATACTTCTGTTCCGACTTCTGGTGAAATATCCATGTCTAATTTTTATGATGCAGTAAACGAAATCCAACATACTGCTAGTAATAATGATACTAACCTTAATTTAGCAACTATTTTTGGAAGCAATTGGGGAACTGCCGTACCTAAACAATTTATTATTCCTAGTGGCGTAACTGTTGGTGGCACTAATACAGCTGCTATAAGTGTTCCTACTGGGATGGCCGGTACTTTACTTATAAACGTTTCTGGTAATGTTCATGGATTTGGAGGTGCTGCGGGAACTAGCGGAAGCGGTGGAGACGGTGGTAATGCTATATATTGTCAACAAACAACTGGTGTCACAATAACCCTAAACTCTGGCGGCGTTATTTATGGCGGCGGTGGAGGCGGCGGCCGAGGTGGATCTGGAGGAACCGGTGGCCAAGGTGGCCAAGGTGGAACTGGTGGTAACGGACAACGATACAATACTACATTTAGCGGTGGTTCTGGCGGTTCTGGCGGCTCCGGAGGAGCTGGTGGAGCTGGTGGAGCTGGTGGCGTAGGTCAAGGTTATAACCAATCTGCTGGTTCTGGTTCTGCTGGATCTAACGGTTCTGGCGGTTCTGGCGGTTCTGGCGGATTCAACCCTACTCCACAAACCATCTATCCAAACTCCGAAGACATGGCTCACTACCCTGATAACGACTCATTTGGTGGAACCGGCGGTACCGGTGGCTCCGGTGGCTCTGGCGGACAGGGAGGCACTGGCGGTGCCGGTGGAGCATTTGGAAATTCGGGATCTACTGGTGCTACTGGAAATCAGGGTGCTACTGGAAGTACTGGTAGCACTGGAAGTAATGGTGCTTGTCAATATAATAATGCTTGTACCATGTATGTTATTCTTGGTTTTTATAATGGATCAGCAGGGTCTGGAGGATCAGCAGGGAGTTCTGGGTCAGGAGGTTCTAGTGGAGGATTAGCTGGTTATTACATATATAATCGTGCTTCAATCACATTTAATAACAATGGAACTGTAGGCGGTAGATAACTGGAAATACCTACTTTTCCTACTATACAAACCCCGTCAATACCTCTCCCTACAGCAGATGTTCCCTCATATCAACCTTTGGTCGTACCTCCGAGCGATTTACGAAGACCCAAAGGCACAGAAGAGGTACAGACAGCAGAAAACCCACCCCCAAAAATCCACTTTCCACCATTACCTAGTATTACTCTACCCTCTCAGGAAGTTTTAGTTGCTGCGTCTGTTACAGCTGTAACGGCTGTAGCAGCTGCAACTGTTACACAACCTATAATTAACGCACTAAAGGAAAAAATACAAAAGTTCTTACAAGGCAAGATAAATAAATGGAAACAAAACCGCCAGAAAAGAAAGGAATCATCAGCAAGTTAAAAGATGCTGCTGAAGACAAAGAACATCAGATAGAAATATTAGGAACATTTGTAAGGCTCGGTGTAGTTGTCTGGTCAGGTTTTATCATCACCATGAACTATATAGATATACCGATGGTAAAAAAATCAGGCAACTCTGATATTACTTTTGTCGCTAGTGTTTTTACTGGAGCCTTGGCAACATTCGGACTTACTACTGGCAAGAATGGTAGTAGTAAACCACCTACTTGCCCAATGATGAAAAAACAAGATACACCAAAAACATGAAGAAATGGATTCTTCTCTTGGCTCTGTTATCACCCAGCATAGCTAGAGCAAATACTGTCACGCCTCAGTTTACGACTGGTAGCATGAACAGCACAACAACTACCACTCAAACTATAGTGGAGACGGAGCAAGTTCAAGTATATGGTGCAGCCGTAAACACTTGGTCTGGTACAAACATAACTCCGTCAGCAGATATTACAACAAGCGGAACAACCTTTTCCGTAACTAATGCATCTAACCCATGGAGTTTAGAAACAACAACAAGAGCAGCAGGGTTAGTAGAACAAAGAGATTATACACGCAACTATACAATAAACTCTACTACTACGTCGCTCTCTGTGTTCTCACAGTAGCACCTGTATACGCAGAAGGAGATACAGTTAATAAATCAAATCCAGTCGCAGCAGCTACTGGTAACGTCACCAATCAGGCAGTGCAATTCCAAAACAACGGAGCATCGTCACGACAGGTGTATGGCCCTAACATACAATGCAATGGGTCAACCATGACTTTTAGTCCGTTCTACATGGGCAACGATTCCGAACCTAGAGATCCAGATGGATATGTCATAAGTGAGAACTGGGGATTCCAGCTTAACTTTATGGTGCCACTGGACAGAGAAGGACTCAAGCAATGTAGGCGAATAGCTAAACGTCAAGAAGAGAAGATGCAGCTAGACTTTGAGCTTGTACGAGCATTGAAGTGTGCAGAGCTGCAACAAAGAGGTTTTACTATACGGCCTAACACAAGAGTATATCACATATGCTCAGATATAGTACCAATACAATCATTACTACCTAAACAAAATGCTAGCAATTCTAAAACCAATCGTTTTAACATTTTTAAAAAGTGACAAGTTTAAAGGCTTCGTCGTTGATCTACTCGAAAAGCTAGTCGAGCAAACTGATAATAACCTTGATGACAAGGCATTAGCTATAGTTAAAAAAGGACTTGATATAGAATGACAGATACCAGAGTAATACCTAAGAAAGCTGGCGAGGAAAGTTTTAACGAACTCCACTACCTTGTAACCGAAGAGTTCTTACGTAAAATAAAGTGTGGTGAAGCAAAAACTCAAGACTTAAAAGCAGCATGTGATTGGCTTAAGACTAATGACATAACAGGTGTTGCTCTTGAAGGCAGCCCACTTGACAAACTAGCTTCGATCATACCGAAGGTAGATCCAGAATTAGTAAAGAGCAGACTCTATGGCAAGACCCGGACCTAAGCTTAGTCCTAATCCC